AACTAAACAATACCTCTGACACAAAGCCAACTCAGTCCCATAAGGTCTGTAATCAAAGCTAGTTGCTGTTGAGCCTTTTTCTAGCTGTACGCCTGTGATGTAGAAAGTAGCGCCGTTTGTGCCGACTACTGATGTTGCGCCTGTGGCTGAAAAATAACGTGTTGAACTCCATGAGCCAGCAGTTCCACTCCATGTTGAACCAACGCCCAAGCCAAACGCCAACATTACACCAATACTGTTGTCTGTTGCCCAAGTTCCAGAAGTATCACCAGCAATAGTGATTGATTTTGTTTCCCAAGTGTTTGCTGCGCTGATTGTGTAACTGAATGGGTAAGAACGGTTAGTCGCATTATTTTCAAGTGCGCCACCAAATGTGCCTGTTAAAGAACTACGAACCCAAAAAGAAACAGTAATTGTCTGAGCGTTTGCTGTTCCCCACCCTAAATCAGCAATGTTGAAACCTTCAACTGGTTGTCGCATTAAAAAATAATCGCCTGCACCAATTGAATATGCTGACAAAGATGTGCATCCAAGATATTTAGTAAATCCAGCTGGTGGAGTTATAGAGCCAGCATTTTGTTGAACCGAAAATTTAGATGATGCCGAAACCGTAGCTAGCCATCTATCTAATATATAAGCATTTGAAGTAATAGTAACACTCGCCCCCGCATTCCTTTGGTCAATCACCATTGAACCGTTCAGAATGCGGTTCTTGAAGCCGTAGTAGCCAGTGGTTGTGCCTGTGCCGCCAGAGGCTTCTGCAAGCGCATTAGCCAATGTAACAACTTGGGCAGAACTGATTGTGACCGCAGTCGTAGGCGTAGCGCCTGTCTGAAGAACAAGTGCGCCTGTTGTATCCGCAGTAACTTTATATGCGGTTGTGGTTGTGGTTGATGCTGATATGGTTGACATAATTAAATCACTACGTGCCTTTGTCCTGATGCAATGGTTAAAACAACACCGCTGTTGATTGTTAACGGGCCAACAGTTAAACCGTTCTGTCCGGTAGCTATGGTTCCGCTTACAGTCATGGTATCTGCATTAAGTAGAACTGCACCAATACCACCGCCTAAAGCGTTGGCTGTAAATTCTGCGGGGTATGTGACAAACACATCTTTTGTACCGGCTGAAAAACTTAAAGCTGAAGGCTGTGTCCCCGAACTGTTTGATATAACCGTAGTACGGGCGAGAGTTGTACCGGATGTTGAGTATGTACCAATGCCCACTTCCCATTCATTACCCGTCTGACCAGCAATGGTGTAGTAAGTAGTGTTGGTGTTTCCTATGACAGCAAACGATTGAAACCCCGTAGATGCACCGAGCAGCGTCACTGTTCCCGTACCAGTCGTAGTGGTAGTCTCTTTTACTCTGTCCGCAAGTACGAAAGCCATGTGAATCCTTAATCCGTCTCAACCAAAGACCAGTTGGATGTCTCTGCGTTGTTTACCAATGCCCAGCCAGCAGTTTGAGAATTGTTGACATTTTGCCAGTTTGAGGTTTCGCTGTCATCAACCAATATCCAATATATAGCAATTACATTTCCAACTGAGCCTGCGGCTTGAACCCCTGACAGGGCAAAAGACATCACCATCCCAACCGTTCCGACGTTCCCAGCCGCCTGAACCCCAGTTAACGCAAAAGAAATGCCGCCGTGAGTTACCGTACCAACAGCCCCAGAAGCAGTCACGCCTGTCAGAGCAATAGAAATTTCCGGTGCTACCGTACCAACTGAGCCTATAGCTACATCGCCGGTTGTTGCATCCGACTCGTTGTAGATAACCGTACCGACCGCGCCAGATGCCAAAACACCTGTCAGAGCAACTGTTGTACTTGGAACCACCGTGCCAATAGAACCTGTCGCCGCAACACCTGTCAAGGCAACTGCTATGCTTTGAACTACTGTACCTACACTGCCTGTGGCTACGACCCCTGTAAGCGCAAAAGACTCAATAAAGCTAACTGTTCCAACCGCACCAGTCGCAGATACACCCGTCAGGGCAAGTGTGATGTCATTTGCGCCTAACGATGCGTATGGAGCCTGTGCAAATGCGGATATACCAAACATGGTCTACGGCCTGCGCCGCCTCCGCTTAAGTTGTTGCCAAGCGAATTAACGCCGCTGCGGTTGTGTTTGCAGGCATTGTCAAGGTAAAAGTACCCGCCGTGATGGTCTGCGAACCAAACGTGTGGACACTGATTGCCTTGTTGCTCTGAGTGGAGTTGTAGAGCAAGACCGTATCAAACGCGGTTGCCAACGTCACTGTGGTGTAAACAAGTGAAGCTGAAGGCGTAAAAAACGCCACGCCCGCAGTTGCTGAAGTGTTGGTTGAAGTCGGAGCCGTGGCATTCGTTACCGTCACCCCGCCAGCCGTATAACCTGTACCAGAGACTTCACCAGTTGTGTTGTAAACAGTAGTGCTTGCATCTTTTGTGGCTGATACCAAGTACAAGGCAGCTTTAAGCGTGTCTGTAGTGGGTGCGGTTAAGCTGGTGCGTGAGACAAGCGTTGCAGTGCCAAGCTGATGCTCACCAAGCATAAGCTGGCTCATGAAAGAAGTACACATTGATTGGGTGTTTGCCACGATAGTTCCTTAAAAAGATGCCACTGAGCTAGTAAGCGTTACGGTTTTTTTCAAAGTCACATGGGCGGAGCGGTGAACAAGCTCACCCTCTAACCAATACTCAACCCATGTGGTGAGTTCATTATCATTATCGACTGTACCTTCCCGCTTTTCAAGCAGAGAATCGTCCATGTCGCCTTTGGTTGTAGTGACTAACATTACGCTATCCTTATGATTGCTGATGTGTTTGATACGGCGGGAAACTGTACCGTGAATGTGGCTGTCGAAGTCTTGTCTGCGCCGAAGTCAAGCACGCAAACAGAGCCGCCAGATGTGTATATCAAAGCTCCCCGAGCCGTAATAGCGCCACTCCAGACTGCATTGTCAAAGGAGATGTATGCCACATTGCCTGAGTTGCCTACCGTTGGAGTCTGTGCAATCGTAAGAGCAAGACCACCAGCCGTGTACCCTGTATCCACAACTTCGCCCGTAGCCGTATAAGCCGTGGTAGAGGCATCAAGCGTGGCTGCATTAGTGTACAGAGCCATGTAGAACGTGTCGGACGTAAAGCTGAACGTCCCGTCCATCAACCCTGTTTTGAACGTGTTGCAAGCAAAGTTTCCTTGAAAAGCCATCAACGCACCCCGTTATTCTGCGGCAAAGGCGCTTGACGGTACTGACCACTGCGATATGCGTCACTACGTTCCATGCCATCACCCAAACGTTTAGCCAGAGCAAGGGCTTCTTTGTACTTAGCATCGTATCCTGTAATGATGTCCACTTCACCTTTCATAAAGGTATAGGCTTCAACCAACGCGCCATACAACAAAACGGTATCAAAGTTGTCACCAAGCCAAGTTGTAACTGCTGTAGTGATTGACTCGGGATAGTAGTAGTAATGCAACTCTACGTAATATGCAGCATCAGGTGTTGGGCCAACAATAAGAGACAACTCAGTTGTAATTGCCGAACTGACAATTGTCGGGCCAAACAGAGCGTAGTATTTTGGCTCGCCTGTATCGTTTGGCGTTGGGTACGCCTGACGGATGAAGTTCACATCTTTGTTGAGTAAATATTCAAACGTGCCTGTGTCCAAGTTAGCGCCAGTCACGCCAGTCACCAACGCCAGCGAATAGACAGACAAGAAGTCATTTGGTAAAGATATGTACTTGTTGTTTGCCGTGATTGCGGTGTATTGATTCTTACGAATAGAAGGGAACTGCACAGAGTTGTATATGCGTTGTTCAGCTTGCGTAATGAACATATTGATCTGCGTAGTCGCAGATACAGTACCTCCACCCGCAAGGTATACATCGGGAAACTGATTTTCTGTATAGCTCTGAATTGTGTTGTACAACTCGGTGTAGTTCATGCCATTGGGCCTCTAGACATCAAGCCTTTGGTCGCCGCACCGGTGCCGCGCATTTTGATACCGTCGGTTTTGACTTGCTTGTCACCAGCATTTTTGCTGATATTGCCAACACTCATGTTGACGGTGTCTGCTTTGCTGCGGTTTGGCATTTTGCCGGGGGTAGAAGAAATGCCCACAGCCTTGCCAGACATGGTGTGTGGTTGTGCATAGACGCTGGCTGGGCCAACTTCTTTACCGCCTTGTTTCATACTGAATTTAGCCATTATTTGCCCCTTGCGTTGCCGCGCTGATTCATTGCACGCGCCATGTTGCGACCATACTTCTGCATGGCTTCGCCTGTAA